CATACGAGATGATCTGGTGACTGGAGTTCAGACGTGTGCTCTTCCGATCTCGATAGCAAATCAAAGTTGATTCACTGGAGCAAAGAGCAATAAAAAAAACTAGCAAACCAAACATCAATAAGTCAGCTCACTAGCTTTTAAGCTTAACTATAAATATATATCACGTGTGCTCACGTGCTTAACGCTTTATAGCTCATTTCATTTAAGCTCGTCAATAGACCGCATTTAATATCTTACTACTTCACATTTAACTCTTTGAATTTACTTATCTTTTCTTGTAACTCTTCATAATTGATATTTTCAGCGCCTGCGACTGTCTTAATAATTGTTAGCTGCTGGAGTTTATCAAGCTGAGACCAGGCGGCAAACAAGCATTTATAAATTGTCTTTAGTTCTTTTTTCTGTGCTTTAGTGCCTGCTGCTGCTGTGGTGTCTAGCAATGCTCTTAGCTTCTTAGATGCTTCTTTTTTGTCTTGTGTCTTTAGACGTGTGAGTGCCATTTGCTCAATGCTTCCATATTGTTTAGATATAAAACTCTCAGATAGCTGAGATGCATATCCTAAAACCTTTGTCAGCTGTCTAATGCTCTTAAATTCAACGTTCAACACTTTAATACTCATTTTCTACACCTTTTTTTACTATAAAGCATCTATAAAAGTATAGATAAAGCCTGTTATCAAGTCAAATTACAAACTTTAATTATCGATATTTCAATCACTTAACTATTTTTATACATTCTCTGTAAAAATAATAGTAGATATTTATATAAATGTAATCTATAATGTAATTATAAAGAGAACGAAAGAAAGAACGTTCTTATCAACCTTGAGACAAAAAAATGAATACAGAAAATGAATACATCAAGACATCAAAAGATGGTGCAATCTACTTTGATCCTACCTGCGATGATAATACCTTCGTTGAGATTGACCACTCAAAAGATCATTTCAACGTTGATGAGAAAGAATTTTTCTTTGAAAACGGCTTACAAGTCGTTATCAAAAACGGTGTTAATTATTTTTAAACTGGAGACGCTAAGAATGATCACACGTTTACAAGCATTCAAGCTAACGATCTTAATTGTCGCATCTAATGCGATTGTTACTTATGTTCTACTAACTCTAATTAAATAGGTGATTTTTATGAGATATTCTAAAAGATTGACTAACTTATATATCAATGAATTAAAAGACTTATTAAATAAGCATAACAATAGTATAAAAGTAAGAATTACACATACTTCAAGATCAAATTTATCTTTTTATTGTCGTATATATATTGGTGATATTGATGTTTCTTTTATGTGTGCTGTTGTATTAGAAAGCCCTTACGATGATGTAAAAGGAGTGCACTATACAGGATTAGGCACAGAACGATCATTTCAGATGTCGTATGATTTATGGCTTGCTTTAGGATTTTCAAGTCAAGATTTTTACAGAAATGTAACGTATAGAATGTTATAAAAAAAGCGATCAAAGTTAAAAACTTCAATCGCTTTTCACAAACTTAACATTTTAAGTATATAGATACAGCTTTTTAAATCAAGGCTGTATCTATCAAAGTTGTAAAAAAAACGGCTTTGATAGATACATAAAAGTATCAAATCTCACAAACTTAACAACAAAAGGAAATACAATCATGTGCTATTTTAATTTTTTAACTGGAAAAGCTTATAAAGCTAATTCAGATATTGCGAACATTCTAAGTGACTTTTGCAAAAAGAATGCGATCGCATTCACAGGCTTTGCAACTATTCAACAAGCTAAAAGGCTATTTTATATTGTGAAAAAAGGATCAAAAGGCGTTAAATGCCCGATCCAAATTGCTGGCGGTAAAATTCACTACTTTACTTTATTTCCTTTGAGCGCTTTTATAAACGCTCACGATCGCAGAAGTTTAGCAGCTCAAAAGCGTGATCCAAACGAAGACCAGCACGATCAAATTATTAGATATCAGGTGCCAACAAAGATTAGCGCAGAAGAGAAAAGCGCACTAATTGCAGCAGCTGCAAGCTATTCTAACCCTGATTCAACAACTTACATCTTAGACAAAGACAGCGCCGATCGTGACCTTTTCAAAGTTAGTTTTGATCATCGTTCTGAAGCTGAATACAAACACGATCAACAGCTTAAGCAATGGATTGACGAAGGCAACAAAGCCGAAGATTTTGATCAAGTCGTTCCATTCTGCGATCATGCTTATGGCTCTTTGACCCCTGAGAAAGTCGAAGAACTGAGTGCAGACGTTGATCAATTTTGCCCGTTCTAAGCTGTCAAAAAATTGACTTTGTGGCGGTTGCCAGGTGCAGCCGTCACATAAAAAGGCTTAAATCAAGTCTTTTTATGTGACTAATCACAAATAACGCTATGCAGTAGCATAGGCACTTTTAACACTGGAGTTTTTTTTTATGCACAAGATTCAATTACAACTTGAAAAGAAAGTTAAAAAAGATGATCTTCTCTATCAACTTAAAAACATACGCGATATGTGCGAGTATGCGATAGATACCATTAGCAACTCAACAGATGAGCAAATGAAATTTAAAGTCGAGTGCTTAAATGCTCAAATAGCAACCTTAAATCACATTTTTGGACAGTACAAGCTTTTATCTGACTATCTTGTAATGTATAAAGAATAGGCACTTTTTAGGAGATACAAAAATGAGCGGTTATCGTGGTTACTCAATGTCCAACAATGCTTTTGAGGCATACTTAAACGATGAAATGCCTTTATCTAAATGGCTGAAAGCTGATTTAATTGATGCTATCGAAGATGTCTTAGAAGATAAAGCAAACATCGTGAAGTTTAAAAAGTTGACTGTTAAGCAGTTAAAAAAGCACTTCTTAACTAGAACTAGCTGGCATCATACATCTAAAATGTATAATAAGACTGACTTCTACAGCATTGATGAAAGTAATGTTGATCGCTTTTTGGCTGGTGAACTTGTAATTACTAATGAGAAAGTAGAAGCACCAACACAGAAAGAAATGATCGAGATTCAATATCCAGTATGGGGTGGAACAAAAAAGCATCCTAAGATCGTTGATTATGAAACAATGATCGGCGAAGTTAAGGGCGATTGGTGTGTTTCTGATTCAGGTAGAAAGAAATTAAGTGGCAATTGGGTAAAAGTTATAAAGAAGTGGAGTATTTAAAAGCAGCATAGGCAAAAAGCTAAATGTTAGAGCATTAGCACAAGGTTAGTGCTCTATGATTTATCTTTTATTTATGGAGTTTATAACAATGAATATTGAAGATCTTTACCAAATTTCAGGCGAAAACAGTTTAGTCACTAAACTTGAAAAAGTTAAATTTACACCTTACTTTTTACATTTAATACCAGACGGCTGCAACTCAGAACATGACAATTTTGTCAAAATTGAAAGCATACAAGATGTATTAGATGCGTCTAATTGTGATTGCTTTTTTGCTTTTGATCATTATGAAGACGATGATATTTATGATAAGCGTTATTTTTATTTTGAGATCATAAATAAAAATTCAGGTGACGTTATTCATACTCTTATATTAGATGCTGAGAGTGATATGAGTATGATCTCAAAAGAGCTTGAAAACGCAGTTCAAATTTTAGTTGGTCATTATAACTATAAAACAAGTGACTTTTTCTATTCTGAAGCTGTAAACAATATCGGCGATCAAATTTTAACGGCAGACGAAACAATAAAAGATGAAATAAAATTTTTAGAAGAGGTAGCATCAGGTTACACAACAAGAGAAAAAGAAGAGTGTAGAAATGCACTAACTGATTTTATCTTAATGAGAAAAAATCAAGGCTTAAGCCTTTTTGAAACAGAGGATCAAAAACAAGATTTTATAAATCTTTGTTTAAGTCAATTAGAAGAGTAAAAGATTATGTTAAACAATTTAATCAACAAATTCAGCGGTAATAATTTAACTTTAAATCAATTAGTCGAACATTTAGATTTAGCTAATCTCAAAGAGAATGGGGAGGGCAATATTCATTTTAAAGTGTACGATCGCCATAATTACGCAATTTATGGAGGTGCTTTGAATGATTGCGAACTTGATGGCTTATTAAAACAATATGGAAAAGCTAAAATTTATGATTTGTCTTTGATTTTTAGTAATTTATCTAAAGAGACATATATTTCTATTGAGCTAAGATAAAAAAAAGGCGGTCAAACGATCGCCTTTTGTCATGCAGAATAGGCACTATTTTAACGGTGCTAATCTGATGTTAGTTTTTAAAGCGTGACAAATCTCAATAGCTTGAAGAGCCTTTTTAACTTTGTGCATTTCGTCACAGGTTAAACAGTCCTCATCTTTAGTATTGTGATATGTACATTCGATAGTTGCCATCGCCATTTTTTGAGCGTGGTCAATAGCAGCATTCAAATCATTACCAGTGTACTCATCAACTGCCTTATTCATGTGCTTTACCTCTAGCTATCTGTAGAATTTCATTCAAATCTTGAGTATCAAAAACATAAGAAAGCATAGGCACTTTGTACTGATTGCCCATTTTTTCAAATGATTTTTTCAAGTTAGTTTCCAAATCAGCGTAGTTAAAATCACCGTTTTCATCTGCTAAAAATGACAAGGCAGACAAGTAACTTTTAAGCTTATCCTTGCCTTGAAAATAAATAAAAGATGCTATCCCCTGCTGAATCGGTGTACCTTTTGTTAAAAGTTTTTGTTCCACCCATTCGTCAACTGATTCAATGAAATTATCTACACTGATTTTCATACGTTACTCCTAAGCCTTATTAGCTCTAGTTTGAACGGTCACAGGCTGTGTGTTTGGAGCCTCTGCTGTTGGTGCTGTCCATGTGTTGTATCGTGGCATTGCCTCAGGGCAGATAGCACTGATAGGAATTACAGTATTAGTAATGTGATTTACTGTATTTTGCAGAGCCTGAATAGCATTGTTAGTAGCAGTAGCCATAACACCTAGCTGACAATCAACGGCACCGAAACGCTTTTCAGTTCCCAGTGCTAGATCATTTACCTTATCACTAACCTTGCTTAACTCTGAATGTAGTGCGATGTAAGTTTTTGCAACCTGATCGTTGGTGTACTTTTCAGCCTTTAATTGACCGATTTCAGCATCTTTTTCAGCCAAAACAGCAACTGCACCACTATTCATAGCACAAGCCATAGCAGATTGATTACCTCCAAAGATACCGCCTAAACCACCTGACTGTAAAAAGCCTAATGAGCCTAGAACTAATGCAGGAATACCTACACCGTTTGCTAGTCCCTTACTTGCATAATCACCCATAATAAACTCCTTGTGTTTGAATGTATGGATTAAAAACGTTGATTTATTCAACACGTAAAGAGTAGCTGTAAGAACGGTATAAGTAAGCTATAAGAACGATCTAAATTAGATAAAAGATTTCATCTTTTCTAAAACATCAAAGAGTTTTAGCATTGTTTCACGTGGAATAAGCACATAATCAGATTGAATAGATATGTACCATTTAAGAAAATCTAAGCCGCGTGTAGATTTGGATTGTTTGCAGAGTTTATAAATAGCTCGTGGTGAATACCACGTTACAAGCTGTTTTCCCTGTGAGTTAATAAGATAATGATGCTTAACATTAGCTTTATCAAGTTTACTCGCAACATAACTAGGATTAGTTATCTGTAAAGCCTTGCATACATCAGCACCGACTAGCCATACAGTACCATTTTCAGAATGAACATGTGCACGAATCACAATGCCATTATAAAAATGTTGGGATATGCTAGCGGGCGTGTCATAATCAAGCATAATGGTAGTCTCCTATTTTGTTTTCTTTATTAAACAAAATAGCAGATTTTGTACGTTTGATTACGATGTAAATATAAGAGAATTTATCAAAGTTTTAGTAGAGTGAATTTATGAGAAAACTATTAGCTATTGCAAGTATCGCATTATTAGCTGTTACAGCCTGTACACCAAAGCCTAGAGATATTACACCAAAAGTATTATGGGCAAGCCAAAGTGACGGTGTGGTATTTTTAGGATATAAACAAACAAAATTCGAAATAGATTTTGATCCTGTTTCTCCTGATTGGATTTCAGCTTTAAATGGTAGTGATGAGGTATGTAAACGTTGGGGATATTCAGAATCTTTCTATCTAAATGACGATGAAGTTAAGCAGGGATTTGAGCGAGATTTTAGCGGCATAGGATACGTTGTCTTTTATAAGATAGCTCAATGCTCTAAATAAAAGATAAGGCACTATTGCTAGTGCCTATACCTATGAAACATCGTGCGTATTATACACTAATTTTCTGTGTCAGGTAAACCTGATTTATAAACGGTGCCGTCATCATTGATTGTATAGCCGTTTTCAATTAGCATTTTTTTTACAGCATCACGTCTTGATGCAGGAATGCTATCAACTGTGCGTTTGCCCATAATTACATAACGATAATATAAAACGTTCATTTTTAAGCTCCTTGTTTTGCCTTTAATTTTTTAACTTCTTCTTGTAACTCACAAACCAAATCTGATAGTTCAATAATCGCATCTTGATTTTCTGTATTGGATATTTCATATTGATCGGACAATTCAAGTAAACCGTCTGATAATGTTTGTGGATACATCAATTCGTTTTTAACTTTAATTCTAATATCTTCAATATCAGGTTGATTGTCATTAGTGCTAAAGAAATTATAAGGTGTAATAATCGCCTTGTACTCTTCTATTGACTGCTCATCAGCTAAAGAGCTTAGATCAGCGATAGCTTGTTGTTGCTGTTTTAGCTGATACTCTAAGTTAATTGTAGCCTCTTCAATAATTGTGTTAAGTTGTTCTTTTGTGACCTCTTGTTGTTCGCCTGTCACATCAGTAATTACCATGTTATTTTCTGTGTAATTTAACAAGTTCTTGTAATAATCAATGTGTTGTCTGTCACCTTGTAACAGAACACCAAAACTAGACATAAAATTACAATTTACATCACAATAATTATTAAAAGTGCATTGTGTTTTTAAGTCATATATTTTTCTCTGTCTTAATCGCAATAAAGCATCAGCATCAAAAAGAGAATGAAATGTTGTTAAGATTGTATCTCGTACTGTTTTTTGATACTCGTTAAGCTCTATATCAAGCTCTTTGTTTGTATTGTCAAAGTACTTGTATTCGTCTGTATCATCGTTATAGATGATTTTGTTTATGCCTAAATCTGTAAGTTCATAAGATTGTGAAATTTCAAAGTAAAAAATTTCATCTTTCTTTTCAATTTTATTTTCTTTTAAACTTATTGTATAAATCATTATAAGCTCCTAAATGCTTGATGTTGCCTTTTCATCTTTTCTTTCCAACGTTCAATGTTTTTTTTGTCGTCTTTATGATTGATTGTGTCTTTCATCGTTTCTACAAACTCTAAGTTAGAAACACAATTATTCAGATTGTTTCCGTCTTTATGCTTTATAAGATGATAATTGTTAGGGTTGTCAAGCCATGTGTCTGCTACAACCTGTGCTAACAAATATCTTTTAACTCCTAAAACATCAATCCAAACGTAAACATGACCGCTAATCGTTTCTGTTTCACAAAGAGTATTTCTTTTACAATCGTAAATTTTTCCTTTGTCAGAAACTTTTACAATAGGGAGACACTTCCAAAATTTCCAGTATTCCATTAGCCTAATCCAAAATCACCGTTAAAACCTACTGCAAAATTATGAGATAAAGTAGCTGATTTGCCAAAAGCAACAGTACCGCTTAATGTTTTAGATACGTGACATGATGCGTTACCGTTGTTGTTATACACATCAATACCAGAGCCATCAGTCCATAAATTAGGTACGCTAGGATAGGTTACACCATAATTAAAATTACCTTGTGCAACAGCTGATTTTGTCTCATTTGGATAGGTTGTAGTTGTTGTAGTTACATTACCTGTAACGGTTAGCAAGTAGTTCACAGAGCCGGCATCCATGTATGCGTTACTTGTTCCCGTATTGACAACTGAACTATATACTCTGATTACACATGAGCTTGTGCCTACGCTTACAAGTGTTCCGCCATAGTTAATGTAAATCGCGGGTGTCTTTAAAAAAGTTACACCGTAATTGACGGTGACATCAGCGCTAACCTTGGAATTGCCAGGACCAATATTTTGAAAGCCAAAATAATGAGTGCCTGACGGTGTAACAGTTTTACTTGTAGTTGTTGTAGTTGTACCTGTTTTACCACTGTGTGTAATAGTTGTACTGATAGTCCCCGATAACACGTTCTTATATCTTCGACTGATTGCAACATGGTACTTAGTATTGTTATGTGTAACAGCCAAAGCACCGCATCTGTAATACCAATGATTATCTAATGTAGCCTCTGCACCATTATTTACAGCAAACAAAGGTGTATATCTTAATGTACCTCCTTCATTAAGAATAAGACTAGGTGTAGTTACTCTGCTTGTACTATTCCATGTAGAATAGGTCGTACCGTTGTATGTAAATTTTATTCTACTCATACTAGCCTACTGTTATGTCGTTACCATTTAGATGAATAACATCTGCATACACAGTAACACGCCCTGAGTTGTTAATAGTTAAAACATTTGAACCTGACTTATCAGGATTTATTGCATATATACCTCTATTTGTAGAATTTGAAAACATATATATTGTTCCTGATACTGAATCTCGCAGTCCTATACCTTGTTCTCGCAGTGCAGATGGACGGACCCCCCATAAGTCACCTGATAAATTACCGCCTGCTAACGGTAAGTATTTTTGAGAGGCATCTGTTTTAGCCTGACTTAAAGCATCATCTGCCTTACTATTAGCATATTGTTTAGCCTGTTCTAAGGTGTTAGTGTTTTCTGTTTTAGTGGCATAATCAGCTAACTTTGTATCTGTGTATTGCTTTGCATTTTCTAAGGTGTCATCTGCCTTACTATTAGCATATTGTTTAGCCTGTTCTAAGGTGTTAGTGTTTTCTGTTTTAGTGGCATAATCAGCTAACTTTGTATCTGTGTATTGCTTTGCTGTTTGTAAATTATCTGATACATTTTTCTTTAAAGTGTCAATGGCGCTGTCTTGTTCTGTATTTTTATCTTCAACAGCCTGAATACGTGTAGCAAATTGACCTACATTAGATGTTGTTTCGATATTATCAATACGCTTTTCATGGTCGGCGATGTTTGTTTCAGCCTGATTAAGGCGATTTTCATGATCCGATAATTTAGCAGTATGGGCATCAACAGTTGTACTTATATCTTGTTGCCAGTCTTTTTCGTTAGCCATTTGTCACCTCGTCAATCAGAGTATTACGCATTGAGTATGTTTTATTGTTAAATGTAACTGTGTACTTTGTAGGCTGTAAATCAGCAATATCTTCTGTGTTTTTGTCAATCTGTGCCTGTTGTTCTGTGTCTTTATTAGTAAGAGTTACTAAGTAATCTGTAATGTACTGTAATAAATTTTTCCAAACGTTTGCTTGATTGTCATAGAACCATAAAGCAGAATTAGGAACATCAAAGTACAACTTAGTTTTGTCAAACTTTTCTGTATCAGCTGATGTAATATTATCAACTAAAGTTACACCTGCCTTTGCCAAGTCCACTTTATCAATCTTCATTGTGACAGTTGATGTATCACTATCCCATGTCATCGTGCCTTTAATCGCACTATCTTCGGTGAACTTAATTACAAATGTACGTAAACAACCTGCTTCAAGGGCAAAAGTTGCAAGGTTGGCTAGGTCAGCATTAAAAGCTAATGAAGCAACACCTGCTTTTGCTGTGTAATCGGCTGAATCTGCTTTAGCTGCATGAGTTACGACCAAAGTTAAATTAGCTGGAGCATCGCCAGTAATATCTACATAACCACTGGCATCATCACCGATAATGCTGAATCTAAAAGCTTTAAGTAGTGCCTTAGCGTAAGAAGCAATGCCTGTTAAATCACCAATAAAGTTTCCTTTATAAGTAGTTACTGCATCATTACTTGTTCTTGTACTTTGTGTACTTGTGAGCTTGTTTATCTCGTCTTGACTTAATGAGGACATGATAGTTTTCCTGATAGTTTTAACTACCAAAAAAGCTATCATTTCCTAAATAGATTTTTATCTACCGTGAATAAATTTCCATGCTTCAATGAAGTAATTATCAGCAGGTTCAACTTCACGATTAGATAGCTCAACAGCGTGATGCACTGGGCGTGATGCTGTTCCAATAAAAGGAACACCTAACAAGGTACTTGTTCCCATCATAATATTTCTGACATCTGATGATTTTAACTCACCGCCATTTACAGATGCGTTATAGACGTTTACACCTGAATGTAAAAAAGCTGTTCCTGTAGTTAGCAATGGTGAGTTCATATAAGCAGAACTGAAATATTGTTTACCAACTGCCATGTCAACTAAAGGAGAAACAACCATATTTGACATCAAAGGAGCTTTACCACTAGCAACAAATTTAGTTGGTGATAATGCAACATTCCATAAACCTGCTCTAAACTCATCGTCATCATCAGATGTTAAACTGCCATTCACTGTTTGTGTTAGCAGTTCTGATAGCATTGAAGGTAACAAAGTAAAGAATGAAATAGCTAATACATCGTGACCGTACCTGTTCATATAATCAGAAAAACGCTTATTTGAGTTTTGAAATTCTCTTGAATTTTTTGCAAGCCTTGTTGATAACAAATTCATCTTATTTATAAAGTAAGATGTGAATGTTGTAAAAAGCTTATACCAAGCGTTTGACTTTGCAATTAAAGCTGTGTCAGGGCGATCGTAAGATCCTAAAACAGTTCTAACTACACTATCAGCATACTTAACTGAATCTGTTAAATTAGTTTGCTCAGGGTGTTCATGTAAAAACTTCTGCTGTGCTCCATACCATGTGATCTCATCAATAAATCTTTGAGTGTAAACCTGTGCGAACATCGCATTTTCACGACTAAAATTTTGAATCCATTGAGCACTGGCTTTTATCTTTTGACCGTTACTTGTGTACTGAAAAGGGTTAAGCTGAATGCGCTTGAATATCTCATTGATGGAGTTATTACTTTCATTTAAACGAGCATTCATATATGCAGAATTATGACAAATCTCAGCTTTTAACTTATTGTGATATATAGTAGCCATTACTATTCCTTTCATGGTATTAGTAAAACCTACTTCATACATCACAGGAAATAAGTCAAAGAACTGCTCACCTGCGTTCTTAAAGTAGCCTGCCATGATTGACAAGCCTGTATCTTGCATCTTTCTACTAATCCACTGAATGAATTTATTAGAAGATGCTGGGGTAATATCTTGACCTGTTGCAAGTGTTTTAATCCAAGGCTCAAATCTTTCTTTTAAGGCACCTGGATCAATACGTTCAATCTCATTTGCAACTGCCTTTGAATGTAACAATTTATTTACTTCATTTACTCTAGGTGTTAAGTAAATAAATTTAAGCTCTTGTTCAATTCCTGAGATGATATGTACAGGATCTAAATCTAAAGCATGGAACGCTTTTTGATTTCTTTCTTTTATAAAGGAAGGTGTCTTTAAGCCCATAACTGACATCTGATTTTGCATTGCACCAGTTGCAGTAATATCAATTCCGTTTTCACTTGCTTTAGTTACTGCTCTGTCAGAGTTTAGAATAGCAGGAACATATCCAGCATCTACATTAACTTCTGAACCATCAGCTAACTTAAATGATAAAGGCTGTCCGTCTAAACGTTTAAAGCCGTAGCCATTCTGCTCACGTGTAGCTTGCATTACTTTAGGATCTAACTCTTTAAAGGTTGCCCATATTTCTTTACAGCAATTTAAAAGCTCTTTAGTAATAAAACCTTGATCGCATAATGACTGAATCATTGAATTAAACTGTTCTTGTTTCCAGGCATAAACTGATTTGTCATTGTTTAAATTTACTTCTGTTCCATCTTTAAACTTAGCTCCGTTTTCAGGATCAGCAACATAGCCTTTCACTAACTTTTCGTAGTTGGTGCCGCAGTGTAAAAGCAAACCTAAGATCTCTAAAGTAGTACGACCGTTAAAATGACCTGAACGAGAACCTAAAACCAAACGCTCATTCTTACCTGTAGTTTCATTCTTGATGATTAAATCTGTCTGTATCTCACGGCTATCAATCTTAATCTTAGATAAACTATCTCCAAGCTTAGATGTAATATCTCTTAAGGCTAACTTCATCTGAGTATAACCGCGCTCAACAGGAGCGTAAATAAGTTCATGCCAAGCGCCAAGCTTTTTTCCATCGTAGCGTTCTACTGTATGTTCTGCCTGAAACGCATACTTTTTACGTAAAGCACCGAAGGCAGCAAACACACCTTTAGATTTACCCTGACTTGCTCCATTTAATGAAGCTTTCTTTGTCTTTAAATCAGAAGTTGTTTTAACTAACTGTTCTTGTGCGTCTTTAAATTCAATAGTTTTTTCACCATCGCAGAATGTTTTTGTTTTACGTGCATAATCTTTTAACGCAGACATAAACTCAATCAAATCGTACAACTTAGAAACGGTGCGGTTGGCGTAAAAATCATTAGCAACATCAGCAACTCGATTGCAAAAAGCCTCGATTTTTGCACGCTCTATTAAAGCTTGTTCTTCACCTAATGAATCCAAGTAGTCACTTTCATTTAAGATACGTTCTTTAATTTCAGCAATATCACCAACAGTAAAACCATTAGCCTTACGGTTAGTTAAGCCAATAGTATCAGTTACAATTCTTAATAAATCCATTAAGTTCGGATCGTAACTTTTACCTACTTTTTTCACATCACGACCAGCTAAAGCTTTAAAATCAGCCATTTTCTTTTCAACATAATGAATAGTATCTGCAATGTATTCTGCTTTCTCATTCTGATACAGTTCATTTCTTGTTTGCTTTTCAGCTTCTCTTAAATCACCACGAGCCAAAGACACTTTGACTTTCTGATTTGCTCTAGCAGCTAAACGTCTAGCACTGGATACAGATAAATCACTAATAGCTAATTGATCAACATCGTTTTGTGCAATTTTCTTAATGTTAAATAAAATCTTTTTGGCATTCTCACCTGTCTTAGTTATAGCTTTTAAAGCCTTAAGAACCTGTGTGCCTAATTGACGATGTATCGTGCTAATCTTTTTACTGATCTTTAATTCACCTTCGAGCTGTGTTTTCTTTATAGCTTTATCTAACACTGTGCTATAGGCAATACGTTTAGCTTCTTTCTCAATAGAATAGTTAGCAATACATTCAAGTAATGCTTGCTCTTTATCCTTAGCTGAATCAATAGCATCTTTCCATTGCTGAGGTAAACGCTCATAATCATCTAAGATTTCTCTAACTTCGATACCTGTATCATTATCAACAATCTTTTTAGCTTTGAGCTTATCTTCAATGTATTTAGGAACGTTCTTGTCTTTTAAAGAGATAGGAAGTGTTTTTAAATCTTCGATGTAAAGAGTACGAGGATCATTTTTTAATAGCTGTTTCTGATCTTCTTTTACCTTCTCATACTTCTTTGCCAAATTATCTAAAGCAACTAATTGTTTTTCTAAATCTTCACGTGGAAGTTTAGCCATGTTCTTTTTGATAATTTGTCTTTTTAGTTTGTCTAAAGAACGACCATTAACTAAACCAATTAAAAATTTCTTGATTGCTAACTCATCAATCAAACCTTTTAAAGCAGCATGATGATTGATTAAGTCACTCTTAACAGTGTCTTTAAATAGTTTTTTAGCTTCGTCAGGTAGAGGTGAGCTGTCAATTTCGCCTAATAAATCATCAATAGGATATTGTGCGATCTGCTCTTTATACAACTGTTCAGATTCAAAAAGAGAATCAACAAAATCATTAAAATCTTTTGAGCCTTGATTTAATTCTTCGCCGTAGTTCTGTTTAAACGCTTTTTCGGTGATTGTTTTTTTATCAAAGTTTTCTAAATTTTCTTTATTAAACAGCTCATTATTTTTGTTTTGTGACAACATCTTTTTAAAATTATTTAAAACACTGCTGTCTGATTTTTTATTGCCAATCGCATCAGCAATAAATCTAGCAACGAATTGCTCCTGTAGTTTAGTCCAATCTTCTTTTGATAAAGTGTCTAATGACTTTGTACTATCCCACCATTTAACAAGTTTATCTAAACGATCGTGAACTTCTTTGTTATCCTTAGACAGCTCACGCATTGTGTATAAGAACCAGTGTGACTGTTCATGTAGCACATCAGTAAATGTACTTTCACTGTTTAGCTTGATAACTGGCACATCATCAATAACACCTAATACACCACGCTCATTTCTTTTATTTGCGTTCTTAACTTTACTAAAATCAACGCCTTTTTCATGCTTAATTAAAGGCTTAAATTTGTTCCATAAAGTAGAAACATCAACGCCAGTAATATCAGACATTGATCTTAAGAAGGTAGTTACACCTTTAGATAAAGCATTGTTTTCTTCAACAGTTGTATTCTTAGAATTATCAGCTAGAACTCTGTTAAGTTCCTGTTGAATAGGTCGCATTTCTTCTTCACGTTTAATGCGTTGTTGAACCTTATCAGCAATATCATTTTTGATTTCTTCGATCTTTTTATCTGATAAAGTGGCTGACAGTTCACGAATTAAAGGTGCACCGTTTTCAGATGTTGTGTAGTCGATGAGTTCGTCTCGTACTTCCTGCGGTAGTTTTAACCATTGACCTCGTGTGATTTCAATCATGTTTCCATGTTGAGCACGGTCATACGCTTCGTTAAATTCATCACCTAAGACAGCTCTATTTACACCTACAGTATCACCGCTCTTTTCTACTTGATCTGCTCTGTTAATAACATCAGTAACTGCATCTTTATCAAGATAGATTTTGTCACTGCCTCTTGATTGAAGTTCATCGTAAATTTCAGCACTGGTAGAAGGATCATTTTTTGTTAAAGGTGAATTAGAAACAACCTCATCAGCAACTCTAGCGTTAGCCTGTTTCTTTAAATTAAGAACCTTTGCTCGCGCTCTGTTAAGTAGTGGTAATGATTCAAAAAAAGCAGATACTAAAGCAGATTGAGTTACTGTCTCGCCTAAATCAGATACTAAATCAGATGGAATTTGCGCCAAACTTTCTAGCTGTGATTGCCCCACGTCAACACGTGCATTGTATTTAACGTTAGCATCATCAATTTTAGAAAAAGCTGTATTCTGTGCAGTGTTAATAGCGATGTTAGAAGTGTGACCTAACACCTGCTGTGCGACTTTTGGCACACGAGCTGATACATCTACACCTAACTTAGACAAAGTTTTAGCTGTAGCCTGTCCTAAAATCTTTGTGTACTCACCAGCGCCTTTAAAAAGCATGATACTTAGTGCATTAAGAATTACAGAGTTAGAACCTGAATTAGAATTTTGCAAAGCTAAAGCTAGCTCTTTGTCTGTGATGTTAGGATTGTTCTTTATGATCTCTTCCATTTCACGGCGTCTGGCTTGACGATAATCATCAACTAGATTTAAACCGCCTAAGGAATAACGCATATCTGAGAACAAGTCATATAAGCTCTGCTTAATGCCGTCTGTGTCTCTTGAATATCTATCAATAATTTGAGCTTTACGATCTTCGTACTCTTCATTAGACATACCTTTGTTAGTGTTTTCTAACTTTGATTTTCTGTCATGAAGTTGATCGCTTAAAAAGCTGATATATTCAGAACTAGATAAACTATCTACAGCGTTATCAATCTTTTCATTATTAAGATTTCTAAGCTCTGTATTTAAAGCAAATGAACGTCTTAAATCAGAAAAGAGTTTAGAATCTTGCTGAACTTGTTGAGCTGTCTTAAAGTATTTATAAGTTTCAGGATCAAAGTTACTTCTGATCTTAGCGTTATTGATAATACTGCTGTCAGGTAAACCGTACTCGTCAAATGTTTTAACCCAGTCATTCATTAACTTCTGAGACATTAAACGCTGAACAATATCGGCATCGGTAGATGAGACATTAGCACCATAAAATCTTGACAACTCCTCAAACTGTTTCTGCTTAGATTTGTCTGTATTTACATTGTATTCAGCAAATGCCAAAGCACCTCTAGCATTAGCTTTGACTGAGCTTAACTCTTCATACTTTTTCTTTTCTTCGTCTGTAGAGTTTTCGTCTAAGACAGGAAGTGATATTGCAGCATCTTTCCATACATCTCGTGTATTGCCTCTGATGTAATTCTTTGTTTGCTGTGAGATGCCGTCAGATATAGTATCAGAATAAAAGATAGGAGTAGGTGATGCTGATAATTTCTTTTGTAGCTGACTGTCTATAGCCTCTGTTTGCTCTTTTGTAAACTCTACGTTTTGATTGCCTATAGGCTGTTGTAAATTATCAGACATCTTTAATTCACCTTACATTTATATTTGATTTGTTATTTATTATACCTAGTTTATTAAGTTACTTTATCATTCTTTCTCTATCAGATAACTTTAATGTTTGTTTATTAACAAAATCTAAATAGAGCTGTCTTGATGTTGGATATGTTCCGTTGTCTCTGTAGTATTGTGACTGGTACTGCCAAAGCTGAGACTTAACCTCATCTTTTGAAAATGTATCATTTAACAAATCGTTATCATCGAGATCATCATAAGTATTATCAATAACATCTTTGCTGTTTTTATAGTCCTGTTTAGCCTGTTCTAATTCAGGACTTCTAATTACATACTCAATAGCGTTAGATATTTCTTTTGGATTAAGAGCTGATATGTCAGGAACTCCTGCTCCGTTCTTATCCTTTTTAATAAGATTACTGTTTACATAAGTTGTAAAAAGATCTTGTGCTACTGGCATAATGAACATAAACTTTGATGAGTTATCACCTTTGAACAAGTCATTGCTTTTAATGTTTAACTCATCTAATACACGACTAGATAAAGCATCGCCTTTCTTTATTGATGTACCTTGATGTTGTTGTTGAATTTTAAGAATGCGGGCTTGTGCTTTTTGGTCATTCAAAGGAATTGTTCCATAAGTAAGTTCTGTTTCTTTCTGTCTTTCAGGTGTTCCATAAAACAAATCAAGTACATCATCACTAGCAGTAGAAATAAAACTACTTAATCTGTAGTTAGCTTTATTGTTCATATTGTCATAAAGCGTAGCTAACTTGGTATTCAGTTTTTCTTTGTCACCATATTGCACTATTAGTGAACTTCTTAAATTAAGATCATCAATGTTTAAATAAAGGTCGTCTTTGTTTTTATATTTAAGTTCGCCGTTAGATTGTTTAGCATAAAGAATTGATGATAGGTTATTATCCAAAATGGAATCAGTATCTGATACAGCTTTACGTCTAGCATTTTCTTCAATGACTTGTCTTGATAAGTCCCCATTGGTCATAATCTGAATATCGTTATAATCAGTTTCAGATAAATCATCTTCTTTTTTGTTGTTCTTGATCATGAACAACTCTTTCATTTTGTTAAAAGTCGCATCTTTGTGAGCTTCTTTAAATCTTAACTGTTCTACAGCATTTAAAGGCTGAATAGCACGTAAAGCTTCACGTTCACGTTTTAGTTCTAAATTAGTTTGCCTTTGTTCACGTAATAAAGCCTTGCGCTCCTGTCGCTCCTGTTCTTCCTCAGCACCTTTAATAGCCTTAGCTAATAAATCATTGTAAGCATCAGCTGAGATTCTCGGTTGCCAACGTTTTAAAGAGGCAATAGCACCACCAAAATTCTTATTTAAGATCTGATTTCCGATAGCAATTTTTGTTACCTCATCAGCCATTTTTCTTTGTTCTGCCTGCCACTCTTCACCACCTGGCACATAACCATTTTTTTCTAAAACAGCATTAGTTGCAGAAACATACTCTTGATAATACTTATCTTCTAAAGGTGACCCCCAGTGTTCGGTTAAAGTATTTGCTGAATTTGAAATTCGACCTTTCATTTCAGCACTATTCACAGCTTCAATCTGACTGTCATTATAGTTTTTTAACTCAATACCAAAGCTGTTTGCTTTGTCGTCAAACCATTTATTGAAGTCATGCGCAACATCACCATAACCTTTAAAAGCATCGCTGTAGTTCTTTTTTAAATTCTCTAATTTTTTCTGATATTCAGGTAAAGCCTCAACAGCGTTTTGACCTTTTAAATTTTTATAATCTCTTATAAGATTATTAAACTCAACGCTCGCATCATTTTGTGCCGATAACAAAGCATTTTCTTTTGCCTTAGTTCTAATGTTTTCTTGATATTTTTCAATAACATCTAAAGCATTTTTTGCAAACTTTAAATTTTGAGTTACATCAATCTTAAAAGGAACTGAGGTGTCTGTTCTCTGCATTTGCAATTTAGGTGAGTTCTGAAAAGTTAATGAGCTTGCAGAATTTTTTATATTCAGATTTTGTGTTGGTAATAAAACAGCCATACTCCACCTTTACTTAAAAGAAAACATCTGTGACCAATTCGTGCCGCCTGCTGACGAACCACCACCCCAAGTGTTAAGCAAACTGTCTGTAGCACCCCAAAAGGCATTTTCCAAAGGCTTGATTGATTTAGCCATAGTGTTATAAGCAACGCCTTCACCTGTAGCAATTAGAGTTTGTGCTCGATAATTAGCCTCCTGCATTTGAGCATCACTAGCCTGACGCATCAAAGCATAGACTTGTTGCCTTGCCTGTGCTGCATCGCTGTTTGTGTTTTTTTGAATAATGTATTGATTGATTTTTGCACTTAATACGTTTGTTTGATCTAGTTCTGCTTTAGAACCACTATCCATTTGAACTCCACTTGATGCGGATTGAACTCGTTGAGATGCTATCTTCTGTGCATCTTCCACGCCTTGTTCCATAGCTTGAATTTCGCCCATGCGATATTGATTATAGACATCGTATTGAGACACTACAGTCGCAACATCTAAGTTCTGCTTATCTAACTTTGCAAGCTCTGCATTAAGGTTAGCCTGTTGAGCCTGATAAAAAGCATTGCTTGAATTAGCTTCTAAAGAACGTCTTTGTTGCATACTGGACATAAACTCAGCAGAAGCATAAATTGCTGCCTTTGCGATAGTTGTCCATGCGTTTTTATTTGGTATCTTATCAGCATAGTTTTTCATTCTTGTAGTGCCAGTATTCATTGCCTTTTGTGAAAACTGATTACTACTGATAGATGTATTTTGATTGAGAATAGTTACTCTTGTGTTTTGCAAATAAGAGCCATAATTAGCTTGTGTGTATTGTGGTATTGCCATCGTTATTTCCCGTCTTCATAAGATACTGCTAAGATCACGCTTTGAATTTCTACTGGCAAACAGTCTTTATGACTGATTGCAAATTGTGATTGTTCCTCCCAAGCACCATCAATCACGACTTTAACTAAATAAGAATCATCATCAGTAGGTGTACTGTATTGATCTACTTTAGAGCATATGTACTCTTTGCCGTGTGGATAATTACGTGAATACAAGTCACCTTCATAGCTAACTCTCAACTGAACTTGTGAGATGTTCTTTGTTCTTCCTTGCAATTCAGATTCAGTATTAGAAACAATCAAAGGAACTGAAACAAAGTTGTAGTCAATGGGCAAACCGATAGCAATATTCTTTCCTGCTGTATCTAAATTTATCATTCCCTGTACAACTTTTTTGTTTTTTTGCTGTTTACCATCAACGAAAACAGAAACTGTCTTCCCTTCAAGATGATCTAAACCGCTGATTTTAGATTGAGATGTAGAGAATACACCATCAAGATAGCAGTCAAGATAACGATAGGTTGCGGTTGCATTAGACACCTGAAAATTACTCATACGTTCGATGTAACGTTTTTGATCTCGGATTACAACAGCGTATAAATGATCTTCTGAACCTTCCGAAATACAGCAAACCGATTCAAACTTACCGTTTAAAGTTGAATGTCTAGCCCATGCGATTTGTGATTGCTCAGGTGTGAATGTACATGACAACAACACACCGTCAGAAGTTACCGCCCATAGCACCTGAATAGGTGATTTTTGTAAGGCTAAAGATACGATGTCCTTACCATCGAAAAGATGAGGTGCTCGCACACTAATATCACTAGAAGTATAACCGCTTTGCTGGTAGTTATACCCCAAAGCTCGAACGTGTCCGCCACGCTGTGAAGCGTAAATCACAGTGTTATTACAAATTAAAGGCTGAACTTTGTTCGCTCCGATAAACGACTGAGCACGAACCGCAACCGAGTTAGGTGTTAAAGCATCACTGTTTTGAGTGAATACTCTTAATTCACTTGAACCAGTTAATAACAATAAAGAATCTACAGCAACAAGATGTTTAATTCTATCAGCATCAGAAGTTACTGCGGTAATTTCGATTCTATCTGTATCAAGTATAGGTAAGTGATACGTCATCAAGTCTTGAAAACCAGCATTCGTAAACCAAACACGAAGAGGATTATTATATGAGCCTGCAAATACTCTTCGTTGATCGTACTGTGCAACGGCACCTGGATAATCTTTGTCGGTAGAGTTCTGTAAATTAGGAGTTAATACAGCACCCCAGCCTATTGAAGATAAGATAGTAACTGTAGGACGTTGTGAGTAATTAGCACCGCCATTAGTAACTTTAGCATTCACTAAAACGCCATTTCTAGCAATAGCATAAGCAGTTGCTCCACTTCCGTTATCATTAGATTTAACGTTCAAATCAAGCTGAACGGTTGTATCTTCCTGAGAAAACAAAGAACGTAAATTTTCAATAGTGATGCCATTTTCATATAGTTGCTTAAAAATATCATTGTCCTTATAAGAATTAGCCGTAGTCAAAGCACTGTCAGATACTGTGTAATCAATACTTCCTGTGCTCTTATCTACTTTTAATCTAAAAATAGCATGAGGTACTTTCAGCACATCTTGTGTTAATCTGATATTTTTTACTTTATCAATATAAGCAATTTTTCTGAACTCATAGAAGAGATAACCTTCATCGTCTACAGTAGAAGAAACTACTTTAGTTGTCAGTTCAATGTTTGTTGATGAGTAGATTTGACCGCTTGAACCATCTAATACTTCTAATGTCACACTAGGTGAAAACTTTGTGACCGCATCAGCATCTTTAGAGTTGGCTTTTGCTGAAACCAAAGGAGGCACTGTACGAATTGTAATAACTCTAGGTAAGTAATAAGTATTACTGTTTAAGCCGTAGTAGTAACCACTACCGCCATTATTGATAGTGATTGAGCTTATCTGTCCTTTTACAGATTGAGTAAACACACTCTTATATTTAGGAGGTGTAGTAGTAGTATCAGGATTATTTCCTTCATCATCAATATATAATTCTTCTGTTTCTCCGATAAAGCCATAAATACCAGCTACCATTCTGTAAACTTTGTAATAACTGGCACCTGCTACGCCTTGCCATTGAACACGGATCTTTGCACCACTTATGTAATAATTTCCACGAGCAACAAGGTTAGAACTTGCAAGCGATTCTTTATCGTAAGCATCTACAGCTGTTACAACATAGTTGCATTCGATTTTATCCTTTGTTTTAGCTTCGCTATCTGTCATTGAACTAGGATAAATAGCAGAGTAAGACAAGCCTTTAGGTGGTGTTATGTTAGGAGTAACAGACACAGCCACAAAACGCCAATCATTATAGCCGTATCTTCTAAGCTCATAAGGTATATATTCAGGTGAGGTTAAAGTGAGCACATCGGCATTTTGAGCATAGTCAATGTCTGCTAGATCAACGGCAGCATAAGGAGTTGAGATTTGATAGATACCGCCATTGTTATCAGCTATATACTGTCCATGATCAATAATACGTAATGTCTTATCGCCAAACTCCAAAGCATAAGTTTGTTCTGAGCTGTACCTAAATGGAATTAAGCGCACTGGCAAATTACTATTTATTGCCTGTCCTACAAAACGAAAACCAGCTCTAGTTCTAACAGCACCTTGAGGAAGTACAATAAAGTTTTCTAGCTTTCGACTTCCCATTGCATATTGATTTAAGTCAGTTCTTGCAAAAAGGCTAGGTGTAATTTCACCCGCTCCAAAACCTCTTTGTATAACTTTAGTAACCATAGCGAGCCTCTATGAATGAACATTGATTGTCTTTGATACTGTCTGCGCCTTGTTGATTATCCTGACTACTTGCAAGCTGTAAAAACATAATGCCTTGTTGCTTCAAAGTGTTACTGATACTGATACCAGTGTTTCCATGAATTAGTGCACTGGCTAATCGTGCCCCCAAAAGATATTCGACTGCTTCTGTAAACTGAACAGAAAAGAGATTAGGATCATCAATAAAGGCTTGATATTGGATTACAAAAGGAGCTTCTTTGTTAGTCACAATACAGCGTTGTTTCTTTTTGTTTACTTCAATAACTCTAAAATTAAATTTCAATGTTTGAATATTGATTGTCTCTTCACCTTCTTTTCGGTAAGGTTCAAGATACAAAATATTCATCACATCACTAGGAATTGAATATGTGTATCTGTAAGGAATAGAGACTACACCTTGTATCAAGCGGTCAGGTGAGATGAGTTCATCTTTTCTAGCAAACGAAAAATTAAACTTAGTTAAAGCACGATCAACTTCCTGTTGATAATTTCTTTTACATAAATCAGCTTCCTTAGATTGATCGTCAAAGCTTTCTATATGCAAGCCTTGACCGACTAAATCTAAAGCATTGTTGCAAATATCAATAGCAGTAGTCATTCTCTACTCCATATAAACAAAAAGGGCACATACCGTAATATGTACCCTTTCCTAATTCAGTTTTTTACAAACTAACCTGTAAACTTATCAGAGTTAGCATAACGAACAATTGGAGAGATTGCAGCGATAGTTCCAAAGAATGCAGTAATTGCATTAGCTTTAGGCTCACGCTTTTCACCGATTTTGTGAGCTACAGCAAAGTTAGTTAAATCAGGCTCAGTTGGTGATGATACGTTTGTATCTTCCACTCCACCTGTTGATGGAATGTATAATAAAGTTACGTATCTATACTTCTGACCAGTCTCAACAACATGGATCGGAAATGTCTTATTAGTTTTAAGATCTTCCTTAGCATAAACACCACTATCACCTAGTGGATGCTTAACGTCCCATGTCTTACCGTCAGTTGAGCCTATAACTTGTACACGTAGATCTTTTGCAAAATCGCCGTTACAAATACAAGTTACATATAACTGACTTCCGATTGCATGGTCCCATGCTGCCATAAAGTCATAAGCCTTTTGTGAATAGGTTGTTTCAGTTACAACTTGCTCGTCTGAGAAAAACGCTCTTGCATCTTTAATCATTTTATTTACTCCTAACTTACGATAGCTTCATCGTTAGTTAATTGATCTACACGACGCATAGGAATACCTTGGAAGTTTGCCCATGAGCCATTCTTGCCGAAAGCGTCTGTAGCTTTCTTCCATTCGATAACATTAGTATCAGAACGTAATGACAATGAGTTTAAGCTTGCAAATACATCACGGTTCATATAGAACTTGAAATTGCCTTTTGCGTCTGCTGGTAACTTAGTAATAGCATCAAGCATCAAAGTAATTAAGTTCCAACCTTGCTTTTGTAAATCAGGATTACCTACACCTTGATTAGTACGTAACATATCTACGTCAATGTTACAAATTCTAACAACCTTGCGCCAGTCCTTCACCATTAAGCCAACTGACTTTTTGTACATTGTAGTGTACACTTCGTTCACGTTGCCTTCCTCGTCAGGCAAGAAGATTGCGCCTTTATCTTCTACTCTTAAGCCCATTTTAGAGCCTTTAGGATAAGGACTATAAACATCATCGCCCCAACCAACAAGCCAAATTGAAGATAGATTTTTGCCTTTAAGAGCAGTTGCTCCTGCTTTGTTTGACGCATCAATAACATTAGTAGCACGTAAATCTTTGCTCTGATTTAAAGTGTTGTATCTTCGTTCAAAGCCATCAAACATATTGCCGTTATCAGTATTTCCTTTGAAATACAAATAAGTTTCTTTCTGTGCGATAGCTTCAATAAAGGCTTTATCTTCCTGTGCTCTTAGCTGTGCTGCCTTACCGTTCAATTCGGCTAAGTCAACGTCAACCTCTGCTCTAGCTTCAATTAAAGCGCAGGTTTCCTCTACAGTACCTACACTTGATTTTGATGCTTTTGTGCCTTTATTAAACACTTTTTCGTAAACATCAGGTAATGACAGGCGGTAAGTTTGGCGATCGCCGTTATCCATATTGCCTTCTTTATAGACAATATCTTGCATAACTTCATTACTTTCGTTCAAAGTTTCAGCAACGTCTGCGATACCATCTTCACCACCAAAACGCTTGCGGTAGTCAGCAAGAGTTATTCTGTCATTCTCTTGCAATACTGGATTTACAGCTGGCATTTAGATTTCTCCTAGGTTTTGTTTGTTTGATTGTTTAATTTTTTTAATTATTTAAAAAGCTCAGGTGAGTTCTTATATCTAGCTTTTAAAGGATTAATAACCACTGGTGCTTGACCTTGCACGAAATGATTATCATTGCCTAACAGTTCACCGACTTTAGTCATAAAGCGAACCATTGCAGGATTAAAGCCTAAGCCTGTTTTATTTAAAAATTCTGATAACTCTTTATTTCCGCACTGTTGCATTACACGCTTAATGCACAGCTTTGTTTGACCAATATTCTGACCGCCAATTTGAGGATCAGAAATTGTTTGATTGAACCAATCATCACGCATCTGATTAAATGCTTTCTGTGACTGTTCAATAAAAGAACCTTGTTCTTTTTCGTATGCTGAATAAAGTTTTTGTGCCTGTTCCTGAGATAAATTCACATCTTTAAACATACGTGACATCATCTCTAGTTCTTGAGGCTCCACATCTTCGCCATTTGCATTTTTTAAAACGTAATGCTCAGGTGCTGTTTGTTGCTGTTGTTCAGTCTCTTTTGCCTGTTCCTGATCATCAACATTTAAACTGTCTGCAAAATCTTTTAATGCGGAGTTTTCAGTTTCCTGATTTACTTGCTGATTAGATTGTTCAGTTGACACTACCTGTTGTTGCTCTGTGTTTTGATTTTGAGCGTTTACTGCTGGTGCTTGTGTTTGCTCTTGTGCAATTGCTGTAGTTTGAGTAGCTGTCTGTGCTGAATCATTCATAAATTAAATCTCCGTATTTTCGATACTGCTTAATAAATCATTTCCACAATGTATTTTTATAAAATTTCTTAATTCAAGCCCAATCGCCATTCTTCCGCACTGATAAGACATTGTGTTTGAATCAGTAGAAAAACAATCTTGTGAAGGGCACATATCTAAAATGCCTTTTAAAACTCTTTTCCCATCAACTGTTTTTGTTAATGCTTTTAAAGAAACAACTAAACGCTTAGTTTGTTCAACAAGTTTTGCATTGTTTTCAATTTCGCTTTCATAATCTAAATTCATAGAAGTGAGCCTCCGCCTACATCATCAAGTTGTTGCATTGCCAAACTTGCATCTGCGCCATTCTTCTGAGCTTGTGCCATTGTTGATTGAGTTTGTGCTTGAATGTTCTGTTCTTGTAATTGCTGTTGTTGCTGTTGAGCCTTTGCTCTTTGTTCTCTAATCTTCTGTGCATCTTCACGACTGCGTAAAATCTTAGGCGCAACTCCCAAACGATCACGGTATTCGTCAACGTAGCCGTCAGGATCAATGCGATCTAAAACCTCAGGAGCGATTTGTGCAGCTGCTGAAATAGCACTAACTAATCTATCAACTGAGTTAATATCTACTGATTTTTGTGATTGAGCTAACACAGAAGTAAACTCAACTGTCAAAGGCTTATTCTCTAGCGTAGGTGGCAAGTCAGGTAATAAACCACGTTCGCCTAACTTTCTAAAAGTAAGATTTACTAATCTACCTAGCAACTCATTCTGTGAACGCTCGACTACTGGTCCCAGTGATAACATCTGCTCTTGTTGTAAAGCATAAATTTCTACAGTAGTTCTGCGATCGCCTGCCGTTGAGCCAACCATTTGAAACAAATCAACAAAATAGGAGCGTCTGATACTGTCTTTAATAGATGCAATATCAGCTGTAAGGCTGTTTACGTCTCCGATACCTTGTGTAATAGGTCGTATCATCTGCTCAGGTGATGTTGACTGTGTATAGTTAATTGCACCTGTAGCTAAAGATATAGGCGATTGTCTGGCTGAATTAGGAACTTGAAGAGGAGGCTTTGATAAATGATCGATAATTTCAGCCTTTCTTAACGTTTCCTGTTGAAGCTGTTTAATGTCAGGCAAGCAGTTTATTGATGGTGATGTGCCGTAAGCATCTGTTCCTAAAACGTCCCAACGAGGAACTAATGCGGGGAAGTAGTCATAACCACTTTCTCTGATAATTGTAGGACGTGTTGATAGTGAGCAGTAGTAGCTAGCCCACTGCTTATTTCTATTAGTTTTACTTTTAGGATCACGATCAATTCGAGGTTCGATTGCGTGCAAAAACTCCCAATAACCACCTAAATCACCTCGATTGTAGGTATCTTGAATTTCTTTAGGTGTATTGTTATATCCAAACTCTTTTATCACTTGAGCTGTAGTTAAAGTAAAGTTTCGATATAAAGTGTCAATCTCACCATTATTATCAACATCAACACAGTATTCACCTGCTGATAAAAGATGATGCTGAATGCCGTGTTCGTCACTGTCATAAACTAAATCACAAGCAATACCAAACAAAGCAAGCTCACGATACATTGAATGTAATGTGTTATAGGTGTTACTGGCACTGAAAACTTTTAAAAGAATTTTGTTTACAGCATCGCAAAATTCAATGACTGAATAATCATTATTCAAAGCTTGATCGTTAGGTTCAACTTTAAACCATGGACGAGCTGGTGAACTTGCACCACTCATTAAACCACTAGCCAAAATATTTAGATCGTGACTAGCCTCAGCATCTAAGATAAAGCGTGTGTCACGAACATTGTTTTTGTCAGTAATATCAAAACGACCACTGAACGGAGAAACATAACGTGATACTGCTCGCCATTGATTTAAGTAAGATGATCGCTTTGACTTTAAATCAAGCCAACGTGAGCATATTAAATCAATCTTTTTTTGTTCAGTGCCTGTTGAAAACTCACTCATTGCTAATACCACTCATCTGTTTCGTCATCATCACCTGTAAGATTTAAGGCGATTGTTTGACCGCTGTCAGCCTTACCTTTTGTAAGATCAGTCGCATTGATTGAATTAGGCTTTCTCTGATAATTAGATGTATCTTTGTTGTACTGATTAAAACGTTGATTAGATGCTTCTTGCTCACGTTCTTGCAAAGCTAACTGCTGCTGTTGGAGTTCCTGTTGCTGTTGAGCCTGTTGTTTCTGTAACTCCATAGCCTGTTGTTGCTGTTGTAAAGCTTGTCTTTGATATTGCTCCTGAGCTTGCATCGCTTTTTTTTGTGCGCTGTATTGTCTATAAGCGCTTGCTGTACTTGCGATTAAAGCTGCCGCTGCAACTGCACTTCCCATTTAATACCACTCCTCAATTTCATCATCATTGAAATAACTATCTTTAGCTCCTAAAGAGTTATTCACACTTGAACCACTTGAATTTTTATCAGCTAGAATTGAAGGATTTTTTGTATTTTGCTGATGATAGTATTTTGCTGTTTGCTGACTTTTAATCGTTTGCTGTTGCTGTTGTTCGCTCTTAGCGTTTAGCTCTTCCTGTTGTTGTGCTATTTGAGCTTCGTTAGCTTTTTTCTGTTTATCCAACATTAGCTGATTAGTTGCGGTTAAGGCATTAGAACGCCAATTCTGCCAAGCACCGCCAGCGTTATCAGCCTGTGACATAAACACGCCCATAGGACTGTTTATCAGCTCATTAGCTTTGTCAGCATCACCTGCGTTATATGCGGTGTGCCAGTTATGCATGAACTTAGCTACATTGTTGTATAAAGGATTGTTATAAATTGCCATAGCGCCTGATTCACCATGACGCTGTAAAGCAGCAACATCTTTCATATAAGCATTTAAAGCTACATACTTTGATGATCCTAAAAGTGACATTTTTAAACCCTCATATAACTAATTTGAAACACTGGCAAAAATCTTTTAGCTAAAGTCTTGCTAAGTTCTGTTCCGTATGGTGTGCATAAGTAAATACCTCTGCAACCAACGTTGCGAGCTTCTGTTTTTAATGTCTTAAGGATTACAGCACCACAACCTTTTTTTCTGCTTTTCTCAGTAGAGAAAATAGAATCAACCTCAGCAACTATGCCTCTGACGTGTTCATCGTAAATTGTCCAAAACACCAACAAACCACAAGGGGTATGATTTTCGTCAAAGAAAAGGTATGAATGATAGTTATCTTCTTTGCCTTTATAAGCTTTTTTTATGCTTTCAAAAATTTCATCATCAGAGCTTTTTTTATCAGCAAAAGAATTAACTCCGTTGCGAGCATAATCAAGGATTACTTCCTTTGCGCCTTCTGTTTTAAACAATTTAGATAAAGGTATTTTCTCTGCTACAAATTTCATTCTCGAACTCCTCAAAAGGATTGTTAGCTACTCGTTGTCTTTGAGCACTTCTGTAAAATAGCTTTTCCTTTTCGTATTCTGTTAAATCGCACACTGGTATATCCTCAGCAAAAGTTAAAGCTAATGCGTCAGCCATATCAGGGGATTTTCCTAAACGGTCACGGATTTGTTTTTTTGTTTCTAAGATTTTTTGATTGTCATCAGTAACATCGAAATATGGAGTTGCGATTTCAGTAATTAAATCTGCGTTCTTCGGTATGCAACCGCCACGATTGATCCAATCTGCCAAACGACACCACATTTCAGTGCGTTTGTTCTTGTATTGATGATCTAAAGATTTTTTGCCAAAATTGATGTCATTTACGTAGATACCGTATGAATTAAGAATATCTACAACACCACCGCCCACACCTGTGCCGTCAACATAAATTTCGTGACAATGCCTTGATACAGCTTGTTGTCTTACTATTCGTGAAAACTCTACTAATGACAAATCTTTATAAACTAAAGGCTCTTCAATTAAGAGACCTTGTCTAAAACTGATAACAGAGCGGTCATTACCAAATCTTGCAACGTCAACACCCATGATTAGAGGATTATGTTTTATAGAATTGAAGTTAATCTCACGCTCACTAGCCAACTTAACAAGCTCATAACTAATAAGCTGATCAATAGCTGATGCGTTAAAGTCACATAGATACTCACGCTTGAATACTTCCTCAGGAGTTTCTTTTTTGATCGCTTCCATTTCGTCAGGATCAATAGCGTTTGTCTCTAAATAAGTAAATCGTGAACTTGTCCAATTATCAGAAAATTCAGGATCTAAACCGCGATAAAAAAGCTCTGAAAAAAGATTGATGCCTTTAGGAGTTCCGATAAATAACCCCCAACCTTTAGAATCAGACAGAGCAGGACGGATACCTTCGTTCCATAAGCCTTTCGGCATCTGTGCAACCTCATCAAGCACAACGCCTGCCAGCTTTAAACCACGAACAGCATCGAAATTATCAGAGCCTAAAAGAAAAATTGTTGAACCGTTCCAAAAGTTAATCTTTGTTTCTGATTCTCGAATTTCTACAATTTCAGCGCTTTTACCGCATTTATCAACAACATCTTTAAAAATAGCAACAGCTTCTTTTAAAGGTTGCCATGCGACCATCTTTGCTTGCTTATAAACAGGGCAAATATAAACGTAATTACCTTTTTTTGTTATTGCAGATAACACAAGCTCATTGATAGCAAAAGTAGTTTTTCCCGCACGTCTGTGTACTGCTAACACAGTAAAACGTTTCTGTGTATCAATACATTTTTGCTGCCATTCACGAGGCTTCCAATCATAAGTAATGTTTTGAATTACGCTCATATCTTTAATGAAATTCCCGTATTAACGACAACAGAAACGCCACCTTCGTTAGAGTTCTTCTTAGCACTTGCTTGTGAGACAGCTAAACAGTAATTAGACAGCAACTTAGCAGCTGCTACTTCTACCATAGATACTTCCTCACCGTTTTGGATCTTCTTCCAGGGTGACTGTGCGACATGGTAACCTTCGCGCTCATATACTGCGCTTCGGCGTTCTTTTGCTACTTCGTAAGCCTCTTTGTATTTATCAGAGGTAAGAACCTTATTTAAGGTTACAGGTGAGATATGGAAACTTTCAGCAATATGATACAAATCAAGTTCTAATGACTTTGAATAATCATCTAAAATCATTAGAATGTCTCTTTCTTCGATTTGGTCAATAACAGCAACAGCTTTATTTATATCACTGTACTTTTCCTGCAAAGCTAACTTCTTTTCGTTTAGTTCTGCTGGTAGTTCTTGATGATACTTTTTACGCTGTACAGTATGCTTTTTAGTTTCTGCTTTAATAACTTCCATATCTTGCCTGAGAAAATAAAGCGATTTCTTTCTTTCGTCTGTTAGCTAAACCCTGATTGTATTTACCGCCTACTTTGTTATGAGCTAGAAATGCTTGCTCAATTTTAGAAAAATCATGTGTCTTAACAGCTTTCCATACATCACAATCAGCATGACCGTTTCCGAGGTTGTAAGCAAAATCTACAAGCGCATCAAATTCATTCTGAGTAAGTACGATTGAATCTCTAATCATCAAATCATTAATTGCTTTTTCGTTTGAACTTAAATGATGTCTAAATGCGATGTTTGCTTCATTGATTGTTAGGACTGTATCTTTTGTCACAGGCTTACCATTGATGTAAGTTAGCCCCCAGGCAATAGTCCATTTATTGCCGATTTTGTCAAAATAACTTTTGAACTTCTGACCATCAAAAGAGCCTTTAGCAACACCTTCGTTTACCTGAATGAATTTCAAACCTTTATCGCTGATTGTTTTCATTTGAACCTAACCATTTTTTAAGAGCTGTACTTGCTAAAGTGATGATTGTTGTTGAACCTAAAGAGCCTACGAATGTTCCAATAAAGATCATTGAACTTGTTGAAATATCCCAATACTGGTGAAGTATTAAAAAAATTCCATAAGACAATAAAGCGCAGGTTAAGGCATCAACAACGGAGCGTGTAACACAATAAAAAGATGTGAAGTTAGCTTTGTTTTTCATAAGTCTTACCAAACTAGATAAGACAGCAGAAATAAAACCAAAAAATAAAAACAGTTGCTCAGATGTAATGTTTTTAGGAGGCTCGATCATATTTACACCCATAAAAAAAGCCCTAGCTCTTTACAAGCTAAGGCTTTCGATTAAATACACTGGTAGCTTATAAAACTACTTTCAGTGTGTCATTTCCTATTTTTAATTTTGTAACAATGATTTATAGTCACCGCAACTCTCGATAAAGTTTCCCCATTCTTGCATTAAAACTTTTCGTTCATCAAAATATGTACTGCGATTGTATGCTTGCTGAACCTTGTTACCTACAACATGAGATAGGCACAGTTCAATAATACTTTCTTTAGCATAAGGTAATGTTTGCAACCACTGGCGCCCACAAGCTCTAATTCCATGTACTTGCAATTTGTCTTTGTAGCCGTTTGTTTTTAAAGCCTTACTTAAAGTATTTTCTGAAATCATGCCTGTTTTACCCTGAAACAGATAATCATTTATAGGCTTATGAACTGAAATCAGATACTTAACAATATCCATAGCTTGACTACAAAGAGCGACTTTAAATGCAGACATTGTTTTTGTTTTTACAGTCATAGAGCAATCGTCTAAATTGATGTCACTTAGTTTGACACTTCTCAGCTCAACGGAACGAAGTAATGTAAAAAAGTACATATACAACAGCAGCTGAATTGTTTTACTGCAATCTTGCATATCGACAAAAAGCTGTGTCATATCCTGCTCTAATGTTTCTAGTTTAAAGCTGTCATAATGTACAACTTCTGCTTGCGGTAAATACTTCTCAATACCACGAATAGGATTAACTGGTATTTTTTTTTGAAAAACAGCAAAATCTAAAACATTACTAATTACATTAGCTAATCTGTTTGCTGTTCCAAGTTCACCTGAATGAATGTAGGCTTGCAAAAAATTCAGTATGTATTCAGCTGTCAGTTCTTTTAACTGCATTTTTGCAAGTTTAAACAAATGTGTTCTGTAATTACTTTCGTATTTTTCAGCAGTGCTTGACTTAATTTTTTTATACTTTAGATCTATAAAACTTTTCCAAGCACTCTCAAAGGTATCTGCTTTTTTTACAACTACCAAAGAATTTTCTTTAAACGCTGTCAAAGCGTCAAAGTATTTACTTCTTGCTTCATTTATTGAAATCTCAGGATAAGTTCCTAATGGTACATCAGTTCGCTTTCCATGCTTAACTTTTCTAAACTTAAAGTAGATCTTATTACAGTTCGATGCTTTACGAACAATTACGGCTAACCCTGTTATATCAGTAATCATTCTATCCTTATCAATGCTTGTATTTATCAGCCTTACAAGCATTTTGTCAGTTACATTTTCAGCCATATTTTGTATCTCTTTTGTATAATAAGTTATTCTAATT